CATTCTCTGAGTTGGTGCTGACTGATAAACTGACTGTTATTGGTGGTGCATCTAACCAGTTGGAATCTGTATTCTCAGGTCCTGTTACCTTCCAGAAGAAAGTAACATCACAGGATACACTGCAGACTCTTAACCTTACATTGTCTAACGACGATGGCACGGTGCTAAGAAATACATTCCTTGCAGAAGAAAATGCTCAAGGATTGCCCGTAGTTGACGGTGGTGCTGCATTCAATGACGGGGATATGTGCTATAACATTGACTGGACACCAGGTCATTTCTTGGGTTGGATTTATGAGTCAGGCACATGGTATAAGTTTGGATTGAGTGATACTACACCTATCACATCCAATAGATTCGGTGGTGAAACACATTATGGTATTGGTGAGGCACCTGATGCAAACAATAGATTTAGAATTACAGGTAACGTTGCAGTTACTGGTGACATTGATGTATCTGGTAAGTATGGTTGCTCTGATAAGTATTCACTAGCAACTGGTGTAAACAATGGTAATAATGGGGTGATGTATTCAGGTAATGGTAGCACTACATCGTTTGCTATCTCACCTGGTCACACTGCATTTTCCGTTTTGGTATTCCTGAATGGTGTCTGCCAGAGACCTGGCACTGATTACACTGTTACTGCAAATGCTGTTGACTTCTCAGTCGGCACAACACCGCAGACTGGTGATAACATTCAGATTCGTGAATTGGTAATTTAATTCTAAATAGTCACAAAGGGGAATCCTAATGTCCACCAAGATTATAGGAAACCAGATTGATGCAACAACGAGAGCAATTATGGAAGCTCTCCAAGTAACCGAGCAAATCAATCTTCCTAGCTTAAATCAGTCTCAAATTAATGCGTTGGGTACACCTGCATATGGCACGTTGGTGTACAATACTACCGAAGATATGGCGCAGATATATCTGCAAGATGCTGCCCAAGGTGTGCCAGGTTGGGATGATGTAGGTGGCGGTGGTCCGTCAGTTGGTGAAGAATCAATCATTAGGACAAATGGTCCACAAATTGAGCAAGATTTGACTGTTGGTCCCTCTGCGAATGGTGGCGCAGAGTTTACCAATGGTTTCACTGCTGGTCCTGTTACCATTCAGAATGGTAGGACTGTGACTATTGAGAATGGTGCATCGTGGTTCTTACTTGGTGGTGAGGATAACGACATTGGTGAAGGTCAAGTGATGCAAGTTAGATACTCGCAAACTCCTGCTAGTAGATACTTACTTAGAAACAACAACTTGACTCCTATTCCTGACTTGGAAGTAACTATCCAACCATCACACACCAACTCTAAGATTCTGTTGATGGCAATGATTAACAGTAATGCTAGACACGTTACATCATTTGGTTTCTTAAGAAACAATGGTATAATTACCAATGGACTATCTGGTAACACTAACGTTAGTAGCGGTAGTGTTGCTACTACCTATCATAATAGGGATACTGGTGGAGATATGTTTAACTGTTTTATACAGTATATGGACATGCCTAATACCCAGAATCCTACCACATATTCCGTTGGTGCATCTGCATCATGGAGTGGTGGCACAAGAGACCTCTACATTAATGATAGAGATAGTAATGATATGAGGTCAATCAGCTCACTTATTGCAATGGAAGTTAGAGGATGAATTTCACTGATACTGAGAAAGCAGACGCTATCTCAAGACTGCGACCTGATGTTAATTTCATTATCAAAGATGGTGATGAAATTATTTTTCCAGATAATGATGCATCTGCACCCCCACGTGCACAGTGGGAAGCAATGTGCGAGCAAATAAGAAAAGAAAATGAAATTGCTGAAAAGCATAAGACTCCACCAGCACCTGCAGTTGCAGATATGTTGGAAATGCTGTGGCATGACATTCATTTGAATTCACTAAATAAGGGTGGGAGTTTCTACAAACTCTGTTATCCACACTTCATAAATAAATCAGTAGGATAGTAAACAATGGCACAGTTAAAACTGGGAGCTCTTAAAGATCTACAAAATGCTGGGGGTTTCACCTTCTCCTCTAGTGGTGTTACTTGTAATGGCAACCTGACTGTGACTGACATCGTTATCGATGGCACTATCTCTGGATCCTCTGGATTTATTATTCCAAATCCATCTGGTAACAGCGGAAGATTTTTAACAAATAATGGGTCCTCATTATCATGGGGAGACGTAAATATCTCGGCAGGCATTCGCTCAATGCAGGTCTGGACTGGTAATGGCACATGGAATAGACCATCTGGTGTCAGGACTATCATGGTTACAGTTACAGGAGCTGGTGGCGGGGGAAGTGGATTCTGTGAGTCTGGAGGTGCTGGTGGCACATCTAGGAGACAGATTAATGTGACAAACGTTTCTAGCGTTGGTGTCACAGTTGGTAATCCTGGTGGTGGTAGTAACTATTCAGGATGTGGTGGCACAGGTAATACATCAAGTTTTGGCAGTTATTGCTCAGCATCTGGTGGATATGGTGCTAATTGCAGACAACAACATGCTGGAGGCATTGGTGGCAATGGGTCTGGCGGGTCTCTAAATATCTACGGTGGTGGAGGTAATGGACACGGCTCTTATCACTCGTATGGTAACCATAGTTGTGGACAATCTTTCTACGGTGGCGGTCAACCTGCTTCACACGTGCAGCGTAACTATGCACACAGACACCAATCTCATGCTGCATGGGGTGCTGGTGGTAACGGTGCTAGAGAAGGTAACAGAGGTGCACGAGGTCGTGAAGGTGTGGTCGTTGTCTACGAATACTACGGATAAATACTTAAAATCTTACTGCTATGTCTAAGCTAAAAGTTGCTTCAATCCGAGATTTAACCGACCAGTATGGATTCTCCCTGTCTGGTGGTGGTATCTCTACGATTGGCACACTCACCGTTGGAAACTTAGTCATTAATGGACAGATTCAAGGTCAGTCCAACTATGTAATTCCACCTCAAACTGGTAACTCAGGTAAATTCCTGCAATCTACTGGTAGTGGGTTGCAATGGGCAGAAGTATCAGCATCGACTGGTATTAGAAGTATGCAAGTGTGGACTTCTAATGGCACTTGGTCTAGACCTAGCGGTGTTAAATCTATTCTAGTTACTGTTACTGGAGGTGGTGGAGGTGGAAGTGGATTCCAAGAATCAGGAGGTGCAGGTGGCACATCCGAAAGAGTCGTCGATGTTACTAACGTCTCCAGTGTTGGTGTCACAGTTGGTAACCCTGGTGGCGGCACAAATTACTCTGGTTGTGGTGGCGGTGGCAATACTTCGTCCTTCGGTGGATATTGTTCGGCGTCTGGTGGATACGGCGCTAACTGCAGACAACAGCACGCAGGCGGTATTGGAGGCAATGGGTCTGGAGGATCGCTGAATGTATACGGGGGCGGTGGCAATGGTCACGGGTCTCACTATTCATATGGTAATCACACTGCTGGTGGTAGTTACTATGGTGGTACTCAACCATCATCTCATGGTCAGTCCAATTATGCCCATCGACATCAGTCCCATTGTGCATGGGGTGCTGGTGGTAATGGTGCTCAGCACGGCAACCGTGGTGCTAGAGGACGTGAAGGCGTCGTCGTCGTAAGAGAGTTTTACGGTTGATAAATAACGCAGAGGGAAACAACTAATGTCTGTCTTAAAAGTTGGTAACGTTAGAGACCTTGCTGGTATTTCTGGATTCGATCTTTCCAGTGGTAGCATCACGGCACTTGGCACGTTGAAAGTTAACAACATTAACATCAACGGCAATATCTCTGGCTCGTCTAACTATAATGTCCCCTCGCTTTCCAGTGGTAACTTTTTGACAACCAATGGCAGTAGTATGTCATGGGCAAACTTATCTGCTACCAGTGGATTTAGGTCAATGCAGGTGTGGACCAGCAATGGCACATGGAATAGACCTAGCGATGTAAAAACTATTGAAGTTAGTGTAACTGGTGCAGGAGGAGGTGGAAGTGGTTTCGCTGAATCTGGTGGTGCTGGTGGTACATCACAAAGAGTTATTGATGTAACTAACGTAACCAGTCAAAGTGTTACAGTAGGAAATCCAGGCGGTGGTACTAACTACTCAGGATGTGGTGGTAGTGGAAACACTTCTTCATTCGGTGGTTATTGCTCAGCATCTGGTGGATATGGTGCTAACTGTAGGCAACAGCACGCAGGTGGTATCGGTGGTAATGGAAGTGGTGGTAACCTCAACGTCTATGGCGGTGGTGGTAACGGTCATGGAAGTTATCATACTTATGGCAACCACTCGACTGGTATGTCATATATGGGAGGTGGACAACCATCGTCTCACGTCCAAAGAAATTATGCACACAGACACCAATCTCACGCAGCGTGGGGAGCAGGTGGAAACGGAGCTCGTGAGGGTAACCGTGGCGCTAGAGGTCGAGAAGGCGTCGTCATAGTTTATGAATACTATGGTTAATAAATAACACTGTAAGGAGATTAAAGAATCATGGCTAAATGGGCTCTTGTAAATGCAAATACTGGACAGTTGTCTGATATCGTTGATGAAGCAGACAAATTTGAAGTCTATGAAGGTGCTGACGCTGACCTGAAATGGTGCGAAGTGCCCAACGATGCCACGTATGAGCATGTTATGATTAATGGTGTCGTGGTGCATCACTCTGACACTGAAGATGCTCGCGTCCCTGCAGTTGTCACTCGTGCATTGGCATATGGTCCCTTGGGTGACCAACTTGACATGATGTATAGAGACCAACTTAACGGCACAACTACATGGAAAGACCATGTTGCTAACGTTAAAGCATCAACAACTGCACCGACCTCTATCCCTGAATTCGTAGAGGACCCCAAAAAAGTCCAGTTAGTAGGACGTAAAGCATGGGATCCTTGGGTGGATAACTGGGTACCCCCAACTTAAAGTATTAACTTTATTATGAAAATTTGTATTGTAGGAGGTGGCACCGCTGGATGGATGACCGCCTCTACTTTGATTAAGGCATATCCTGATTGGAAAGTAACTCTGTTTGAGAGTCCTAACATTCCCACTGTGGGTGTAGGAGAATCAACAACACAGTTTTTTAGACAGTGGTTATATTTCCTTGGATTAAAAGATGAAGAGTGGATGGCAGCATGTGATGCCACATACAAACTATCAGTAAGATTTCATAACTTCCACAAACAAGGTGACACACCATGGCAATATCCTTTTGGATTGCCTAGAGGGTTTGCAACACCTGACACGTGGTTTTTTAATGCCAAGAAATATAATTGGAGCAACGATAAGTTTGCCAAGGATTATTATTTGGGTGCAGCATGTGCTGATGCTAATAAGATACCCGTAAATGATGAGCATTTCCCGTTAGACAAACATACTGGATTCCATTTTGATGCAGTTAAGTTTGCTAATTGGTTACGGGATAACTATGCAATACCACGGGGTGTTGAGCATATCCAAGAGACAGTTGATAAGAGTATATTAAATGAGGAGTATGACTTATTCTTTGACTGCACAGGATTTAAGTCAATGCTTAATGATAGTGAGTGGATTGATTACAGTGACTATCTACCAAATGACAGGGCATGGGTAACACGTAAGCAATATACTGTGCACATTGAGAATGAAATGGTGCCTGTTACTGACTGCACAGCACTATCATCTGGATGGGTGTGGCGTGTACCTACGTGGGGTAGAGTTGGCACAGGATATAATTTCTCCAGTAAATATCAGACTGAGAAAGAAGCATTGCATGAATTTGCAACGCATCTGAAGACAGACATGGAAGGATTCAGACTGGTAGAATATAAGACAGGACGTAAGAAAGAGATATGGAATGGTAAGGTAGTATCTATTGGATTATCCTCTGGTTTTATTGAGCCATTAGAATCTAATGGTCTATTGTCAGTGCATACATTCCTATTGTTTTTTATTAAAGCAATGGGTAATAGAAGTCATATCACTCAGTATATGAGAGACACATTTAATAGTGAGGCAGGTGATGCATTTGACACATTCTCATCATTTGTTGCACTGCACTATTCATTGACACAACGTAATGACTCACCATATTGGAGAGCAGTAAGTAACATTAGATATCCTAAGATTGGATTACTTGAAAGATGTCAGCGACTGTTTATGTCACCATCATCGTCATTTATTGATGGTATTACATTCGGTCAGTTGGATGGTCTACTGGCAGTGATGGCAGGACATGGGTGGAATCCATTTGACAATGTGTCTATGAATGAGATAGAATTCCATGGAGGTGTGCCCGATGATGCCCCTGCTAACAATCTAGAGATACCTGAATGGGACCTAGATAGTTTACCATCACCATATGAGTATTATAAGAGGACCATCTATGAAAATTGAATCAGTATGTATTGTAGGTGGTGGTAGTAGTGGATGGATGACAGCAGCAATGTTGTCACATTGTTTCCCAGATATGGAGATTGCTCTCATTGAGAGTCCTGATGTTAAACCTGTTGGTGTTGGTGAGTCTACACTCGGACACTTCAATAGGTTTTTAATTCGTCTAGGTCTACACAATAAAGATGCAGAGTGGATGCCTTATTGCAACGCAACTTATAAGACATCGATTGCATTTAAGAATTTTAGAGAGGGTAAAGGTGAGAGATTCCATTATCCCTTTGGTAATTTTAATATCAATGACACATACTGTGACAACCCTATCAGATTCTATGAGTTAGCACTCAAGTATCCTGATTTATATCCACCTGAAGAGTTTGCTCGCTTCAGTAATAAGTCCACGTGGTTGGCAGAAAAGACTAAGTATGCTGATAGTATTCCTGGCACTGACTGGAATCCTATGCTAGATGTGTCATATCATTTTGATGCTGAATTGTTTGGACAATATCTACGTGACCACCATTGTATACCTAATGGTGTGGTGCATATTAAAGCAAACATTGAGAATGTAATTAAAAAACCTGATGGATATATTGAGTCCATCATGACTACTGAAGGTGGAGTTATCACTACTGACTTATACATTGACTGCACAGGTTTTAAGTCACTGTTACTTGAGCAGCATATGGGTAGTGAGTTTGTTCCATTCAAACATAAACTATTCAATGACACAGCACTAGCAACTAAGATTGAATACAGAGATATTGAAAACGAGATGGAGCCATACACAGATTGTGTGGCAATGGATTATGGATGGGTGTGGAATATCCCGTTGTGGAATAGAATTGGCACGGGATATGTATATTCCTCTGACTATATCAATGAGTGTGAGGCAGAGGTAGAATTTAGAAAGTATCTAAGTGCCCGTTTTTGCCCGAAATGTGCAGAGAATGCTGAAATGAAGAAGATTAATATCAAACATGGAAAGCACAAAGAAGCATGGGTTAAGAATGTAGTTGGTATTGGTCTATCATATGGATTTGTAGAACCACTAGAATCAACTGGTCTCATGACTACACATGAGAATGTATTGTATCTCGTGGATGTGTTGGAGCGTCGTAATAATATCACCACACAGTTTGATAGAGATTCATTCAACAGACAGTGTAATAATATGATTGAAGCGATGGCAAACTTCGTCAGTTTGCACTACACACTGTCATCACGTGAGGACAATCAATACTGGAGAGACGTGACAGAATCTATTTCTTATGGTAAGATGGTAGACGACAAAGCAATTCCTACATGTGAGGAGTTGTCTGGTGCTTTGGATTTGATGCAGAGTGCAGAAAATACATTCGCTAAACTACATGATGAGAATGCTGGCACCATCTACATTGCTGCTGGTTTAGGGTATCGACCCTTTGGTCCATCAGCATTTAATGAAAAGAAAGAAGCAGGATTCCATCAAGGTGACTACAATGTCAGTGACATGCATGATGAATATCAACGTGACCGTGTTGGTATTGAAGAGTGGACTGAAAGACAACTAACACACTATGAGTATCTTAAAAAGAATATCTATGTTTAAGCGAAAGAAGTGGATCCGCTTTGCTGCTCTTGATGAGGGAGTTGCACAACTACATCCCATATTTCCTGCACGTAAACTACACAGGAAGTGGAGGACTGATGCACTCAAACAGCAGAGAGTTGAAGAGCGTAGATGTCCATGGTTACGTGCACAAAATCTATGGAAGAGGACAATGCGTCCTGATGAATCAGTCCCAGAGTTATGGAATCATGCCGTAACTTGCCCAGCATTACATGCTATCATGGACTCTGGTTATATTATTCCAGCACCTGCTGATTTTATTATCAACATGGATGGTGAGGGTGTTAACTTTGAGTGGTGTGCTAATACTGTATTCTATGGTAATAGATATATTAAGGCACACATCCCTGAGCAGACTGAGGGTATGCGTCATTTGATGGACCAAAGTAAACCAGTACTTGATTACACAATCAAACTGGAATTGCCATGGCGTGTGCAGGCACATAAGGATATTGTATTCATTCAACAACCCATTGCATATTGGGATGAAGATAGATTCACAGTGCCAAATGGTATTGTTGACCCATCATATTCTTATGAGATTAATGTGCAACTCTTTTGGCAGAAGTTAGAAGAGGGTGCATATCTTGTGAAGGCAGGCACACCACTGGTCCAGTGGATACCAGTCCACCGTGATTACTTACGGAGCAAAGATATTGAAGTTGTGATTGAGAATGCAAATCAACATGACCTTGATAACAATGCAATCATGGAGTATAATCGTCGTAAGAATTTTACTGAGACGACTACATTATCTGAGAGAATTAAAACTCAAGAGGAAATTCTCAAACTAAATAAAAACATCGAGAGGTTTAATTAAATGTCTGAAATCGTTGAAAATCCTGGCGTAGGTGCAGGTCCTGGTCAAACTGTTACTGAAGTTAATTTGGTAGAGCGTGCCAATGTGCCTACAGAGGCAGAAAAGATTGAAAATGCCAGTCCTATTGAAGGACTCATTTCCTTTGACCAACTGGTCATGAATTTCCTGCAGCAACATCATGATACTCTAGAAGAGTATAAGAAGTTGAGTGAAGCACTTGACAACATGCATTATACCTCTACTATCACTAAGATTAGTCTAGAAGAATTGCAGCAGAAGAAAGACCAACTCAACAAACTATCAGGAGCAATCGAAGCACTTGCACTGTATAAAAAGCATGTTGACCCTAATGTAACTGACAGAGAATTCGTATTTGATGAGGAATGAAGCGAAAGGATTTGTTTCCCACACCTGTCTGGACCATTGACAACTGTGGGGTGACTGATAGAGATAAGATGATTGAATTTTGCCATCATGTTAAGGCAGAAGACCCAGACGGTAGGAAATCATCTAATCTAGGTGGGTGGCAATCATGGGACTTTAGACCCGAAGTGCTCAAACAAAATGCATTCAAACCACTGTATGATATTATCATGCGATGGTGTTATGGTGCTGCTGATGACATGGGGTTTCAAGAGTATACATTAAGGATGACTAACTTGTGGATTAATATCAACAAGCGTGGTGATTATAATGTAATCCATACACATCCTGGTGCTGTATTGTCTGGTGTATATTATCTCTCACTACCTAATTGTTGTAGTGGTGATATTACATTTCAACGTGACCCTAAAGAGCAACACTTACGTGAGTTTTGGGGATGTAGTGATAACTTTGATAGATGGAATGAAGTTATTGCTGATGAATATGATATGTATCCAGAGGAAGATAAACTGATTATATTCCCTGCACATCTACCACACCGTGTGAATCAGAGTGCATCTGATGGTGATAGAATCTCTATATCATTTAATGTAACAGCATTTAGTAATTATTATCATGAGATATACCCAACTAACCAACCTAATAGGACAAAACTATCTCTCTAGACTGTATAACTTGACCACGGGACAAACTGGTTTCCCGTGGTTTTTCTTGTCTGAAGATATATCATATCCTGTTGATGCAGTAGATAAAGCAATGGGTATTAGAAATGAGAAAAGGACGGTCGGTTTTACTCATTTACTATTAGATGGTGATGGTGTAGAATCTCATTTTCTACCATTATTCAAACCACTGCTAGATAATATATGTGATGAGTTGGGTGACATCCAATTCTTTCGTATTAGATTGGCATTGCAGTTAAATAATGGTAAGGATATTCCAAACCTACCACACACTGACCATGAAGACGACCACTACGCCGCATTATTCTATCTTCATGACTGCTCAGGCGATACTGTATTCTTTAATGAATACGATGACCCTAACTATGGCACAGTCGATGACAGATGGGGACTTGCAAAAACTCAAAAATACACAGAGTGTCACAGAGTAACACCTGAAGCAAATAAACTATTTGTATTTGATGGTCATCAATTCCATGCATCTAGTAATCCTACACGTGACCCATTTCGTGTGATACTTAATCTTAATTTCACTGCTAATCATGATGTTCTTAGAGAAAAACTGGGTACTTGATGATAAACCACAGCACTTTGAAGGTGCTATTGAAAACCCAGAGCAATATGTAACGTGGGCAGAGGTTGAGTATTGTCTGAATAACCCACAATTTTATGACCTAGAATTTCTACGGGATGGACAGAAGGTGCCCGTGCCTGAATATCAATTTGTATGGGGACCAAGGCATAAATCTAAGACTGACTGCTTTGATGCATTTAATGATGGATGTGGTCTCATCATTAATAATTTTGAGCACATGGATGGCAAGCAGAAAATACTAGACGAGATTGAAAGACAGTTTCCAGCAATACATGCAGCAATGCATGTATATTGTGGTATTAAGGGACATGGGTCATTTAATATACACGAAGACCTTGCAATGAATTTTATTATTCAAGTTGAGGGAGAGACAGAGTGGACAGTATATAAAAATAGAGCATCATACATGGTGCCACAAACAACTAATCTATTGATTAGTAATGAAGAGCATTTGGATGTTGCAATTAATGTGATGCTAAAACCAGGTGATATGTTATACATCCCTGCACGTCAGTATCATTGTGCTAAACCAAAAGGCAAGAGGTTATCACTCAGTGTGCCCATGATTGCCAGAATGTATGTAGAGCACTGTAAAGGTGAAGAGAGGTTTAACCGTGCGCTCAGTTAATCCATTTCCTATTATATTCAAAGACAAGTATGATTTTAAGTTTGACTCATTCAAATGGAAGGTGGATGAGTATCTTAAAATGGCAGAGGATAAGATTAATAATGAAAATCTGAGCACACCTGAGAGTGGTGGTGTTACCACAGTGGTGATGAATCAACAACACCCACCACACTCATGGGATGAGTTAAAACCATTCTTAGAGTGGATGTATCCTAAGATTGAAGAGGTGTGGGCAACATGGAATTGTAAACCCATGGAGAAATACCTAGCAGATTCATGGATTAATATACATCCAGAGCACGCATTCACACAATCACATCACCATCAAGGTGTGACTGTGGCAGTGGCGGCATACTTGCAAGTGCCTGAAAATAGTGGTAGACTATTGGTGCAAAATCCCCTACTATCATATAAGAAGGGAGAACCTCTAGACTATTACTATTGGGATAAAGAAATGGATTATGTCCCTATTCAGGTAGAGACTAATGATGTTTTATTCTTTCCAGGTTGGTTGACACATAAAACTGAAAAGAGTAAATCAATAGAGAATAGATATGTTATGTCACTAAACGTCATGGGTAATTGGATTAATGATAGAAGTTTTTGATACACGTCTAATGAAACCTGAATTGTTTCAGGAATTTGTGTGTCTACCATATCAGTTTAGTAGGACTGATGCACCACCAACACCTGACCAACCTAATGTAGATTTGGGTGGCATGTATTGGACTCATCAATTCTATAACTTTACACCTGTTGATGACCCAACATTCTTTCAGAATGCAGGCATTGATGGTAGTGATAACAGTCTATACTTAGATGTGCTCACATATTTGGAAGCAGTTTGCCCAAATATGCCCCCTCGTGCCCATTTATACTCATCATATGTAAATGTATTGAGACATGGCAATTCACCTGGTATTCATGTTGACTCACCACATCATGTTGAATCCAACAAAACTGTATTAGTATATCTTAATGATGTGTGGCATCCAGAGTGGGGTGGTGAAACAGTATTCTTTGACCACAATCTAGACGCAGTGCACCTAGTAGCACCAAGACCTGGCAGAGTGGTGATATTTGATGGTCGTATTCCCCACACAGGACGCACACCCACACCAAAATTCATGTATAATAGGTATATCCTTGCATACAAATACATGGACCCTGATGTGAGACAGTCATTATTCACAGAGCATGAGATTAATAACGTCCCACCTATCCAAAACACGGGTGTAGCAGGATTCGACCCCGTAACAGTTAAAAACATTATGAAGACCCTTGACAAACCTCGGAGGCACGATATTGTTAAATAGTAGTGGCGCTTCCACGGAGGACCAACCAATGTACTCACTCAAGTCTGCACTTCTCAATCGCGAGGAGAAAAACTTAGTAAGAAGAGCGATCTTCCTTTATCAAAAGGAAAATTATAATAAGCATGGTGACTTAACCGAAGGGCAAAAAACTCTCATTCACGACATTGCTGACAAACTTAATTTGCGATAGATATGGAAGTTTTGCCTTTGTTTTCTCAACCTGTTTATATTAACATGGTGGAGTTGACTGAAACTATTATTAGTGACGTTAGCAACACCGATGTTGAGCACATAGAGAGTGAATATATTAATAATGGAAGTATGTCACTTGACACTCAATGGTTAACATCATCGCCTGAAACTATGGCGATAGTTGACAATGAGATGGACAGATATGTCCACGATGTGCTCGGAATTGCTAGACAAAGGCATTATATTCAACATCAATCCTCGTGGGTCAACTACCATCGCGAGGGAGATTCTGCTGCTCAGCACTCACACGTTAACTCTATGTTTAGTGGATGTCTATACATTAAGACACCACCCGAATCAGGAGAGTTTAGATTTAATGTGCCTGCAATGTCACCTACTTACATCACTCAGACTGTTAATCCTGATTTAAGTGAATCAAACATCTATAATATGAGAGAGGTAAGTATTCAACCCGAAGAGGGCATGGTTATATTATTTCCATCACATCTACCGCACAGTGTGAGTAAGTGTAATACAAATCTACCACGATACTCAGTGGCATTTAATTATTTTATTAAAGGAGTATTTGGGAATGATATCGATAACTTACGATTATGACAACACCATTATTCTTATCTGAATCAGTGCCAAAAGAAATTAAAAACATCCTCAAATCCCTTGAAGTGGGAATGCCTGCAAAGTATGGTGAAATGACAGGCACGATTGAATTTATTAGTGATGAGTATATCACACTATGTGTATCAACTAAACCTAATCCCGAAGGTAGTAGACAACCAATGAATAAGTGTTGTCTATGTGTCTATCCACATATGTGGGATGATTTAGAGATTGAAGACACACACTTTTATGATAAAAGAAATTATCATGGTGAAGTCAACTGTCATCCTGGAAATGAGATGCTGCCACATGTGGACGATAGATAATCTGTCACACACCGTTGACCGTGGCGCAAAATACGTGTATAATAATAGTATCAACAACAAAGAAACATCATGAGCAACATTACAACAGTCACTGAAGCACTCGAATCACTCACTCGTTACACTGTTAAGGAAGTCAATCGCTACATCAAAGAAGACTACCGCACATACAGTGGCAAGACTCTACAACATCAAAAGAATCAACTTAATACTGCTGACTTCACTAAGTTGTTTCAGTATATTGTCAACGATGTAATTGAAACAGGCATTAAAGAGTTGGGTCTTGAAAACTCTAGACGTGAAGAGGTTGCAGGTTACGATTATATTATTCTAGGCACACCTGTTGAGTTTAAGTTGATGGGTGGTGAGTCTAAATCATCATTTGCAACAGGTAATAAGACATCACACTTTGGTGGTGCAAAGACTAACATCGTATGGACAATTAAATATACATTCAACGACAATCAGATTGATAACTTTGGCATGGTTGTTATTGATACTGACCTATGTGATTCTAATGTATGGAAATCAAGCAATGGACGTAAGGATAGTTTCAGCACACTAGAATTGATGAAGGGTGAAGACAAGTGCATCCTACTTCAGTATGGTATTGTGAAGGAAGCAACTAAGAAACTTCACTTCCTACCACTACCAACTTCAGTGTTGCTCGGATAATACTATTGACAAGACATGTGGGCATGTGGTATCATTACTACGTGCCCTTTTTTGCTGCTTAATGCTCGATATTAATACCACTCATTTAATGAATTGCATCGATGGTATGAATACTATGGATGCAGAGAGTGTTGACCTATGTGTGACCTCACCACCATATGATGACCTTAGGACATATAATGATTCAAGTAAATGGGATTTCGATGTATTCAAACAAGTAGCAAAGGCACTCACTCGTGTATTGAAGCAGGGTGGTGTTATTATGTGGAATGTGGGCGATGCTACTGTCAAAGGTGGTGAGACTGGCAGTAGTTTTCGACAAGCATTATATTTTATGGATGAGTGTGGTTTAAGACTACATGACACAATGATATATGAAAAGACTGGTATCTCATTTGCAAGTGGTCCACACAGTGTGAGATACTCTCAAGCATTTGAGTATTGTTTTATATTGTCCAAGGGTAAACCTAAGACAGTGAATATCATTATGGATAAAAAGAATAAGTGGGCAGGCATCTCATCATGGGGCAATGCTAAGGCACGTAAGAAGGATGGCACACTTGAAGATGCAGGTAAGAAGAGTAAAGCAACACGTGAATATGGTGCTCGGACTAATATCTGGCGCATTGTAAATAGTGGTGGATTTGGACAATCATCTAAATCATCTTACAAACATCCTGCAACAATGCCCGAAGAATTGGCACGTGGTCATGTTATTACATGGTCTAATCCTGATGATTTAATTATTGACCCATTCATGGGTAGTGGCACAACTGCTCAAATATGCCTAGAAGAGAAGAGAAACTTTATTGGTTTTGAGATTGATGAAACATATCATCAAATGTGCATTGAGCGTATCAAACCATATCAAGACAATCTACTGACACGATTATGCTAAGAAACAAAGCGAAGGTATCACCGAAGAGTGATAAAGCAAGAGAAACATATGCTAATTACTTAAATAGTAAGGCACTTGTTTACATTGAGCACAAACGTGCTGATAGATGGTTTCTAAGTGCTATTGACAATCCAGATTTTTGGTTTTGGGTAGATGTGCCCGAAGATGCCAACTGGGAGTATACAGAGGTAACACAATGAGTCAGGCGGACGATGCTGAATTAAAGGCAAGAGAAATGCTTGCTAAGTTACAAGAATATAATAATAGGATTTTAGGTGATGACCTCAATGATAGTATTATTGAGAGAATAAATGCTGCAAAGGAATTACGCGATGAATTGCACAAAGCACGAAACATGCAAAGATTGGCAAGAAGGAAACTTATCGATTCTCAATCAGATAGTGCTACCGAGTAATAATTATACTGTCATCGATGGATACTTCAAACCGTGGATAGTTGACGCGGTGAGTGGATATTATGAGCACTATCCAGTGACGTTTAGTAACTCATCGAAAGCAACATATAAAGAGGGTAGTAGATTCTTTGGCACTATTATTATGGAGCATGAAACATGGAAAGTGCCCCAAGAGTTAAACTCATGGTTTAATCACTTGCTACGTGGTAGCATCATCAATGACATATTAAAAGATAAAGTATCACAATGTGACCGTATTCTAGTTAATGGTCAGGTCAGTGGATTGAAGGGAGTGGACCACACTGACCACGATGCACCAAATGAGAAGATAACAGTCATTTATATGGCACATGGTAACAGTGGATCCACGTGGGTAGGTGATGAAGAAATACCATTCAAAGAGGGTAGAATTGTTATGTTTGACTCTAATAAAATCCATCGAGGTGATGCACCTAACAGTGGATATAGAGTTAGTTTAGGATGTGTATTCTCATGAGAGTTATTGATAACTATTTTCCTGACTGGATGGTGAAACAAGTATCAAATGAATTGGAGTTTATGCCTGTTAGGTATAACAACTCACCTTATGGTGATTTCAGTAAAGCACGATTCTTTGGTAGTATGTTAATGGAGAATAATCAATTTATTGATATTAAACCGTGGTCATTTGTGGACCATTTCAATAATTGTGTGTTTAATGATATCCTACCCAATAGTTTAGGTCATTGCCATCGTTTGCTGCTTAATGCTCAACTACCTGAGCAACATGGCATATATCACACTGATGCAGATAGTGATAATTATATGTCAATCATTTACATGGGACATGGTAACAGTGGAGCAACAGAATTCAAAAATGGTGATACTGTAGACTGGAAACTAGGTAGGATGGTGATATTTCAATCAAACATATATCACCGAGGATGTGCACCCATTGATGGGTGGAGGGTGAGTCTAGGAGGAGTATATCCAACCAGTTGACAAAGTGGCACACAATGCCCCCATATGCCTTAAATGTCATGTATATTAAAAGAGTGGAAGGCAAGAGTGAGCGACCCCAGAGGAAAATGCTCTTTAATCCGAATCTCTTCCACACACCCATTCGCCCCTGATTTCATGCAACTCACAGCAAAAAACGGAAACATGGTTGTTGACTTCTATCCAGTCAAGTTTGCTACTGGTGAGATTCACAATCGCCTCGTGCTCAAAGTTGTTACATTCATGGGACAATCTCAGTCTATGCGTTACATCAATAAGAAGGATGTCCAGTCTGAAGTTGACTCACGTGTGTTTAATTATGATTATCAGGTAACTGCATTCAACACGGATGCACAATTATTCAATAGTGCACTTGCTTGCGCTTGTTAATTCTCTTTTACTATCATGCCAGATTCAATCGATTTCCTCACTGATGTATATGCAGATTGGTGCTCACGTAACAATCTAGAATTAATGTCAGCAGACGATGCCCTTTATGAAAATACAGTTAAACCATATTTAACTGATATTCAAGTGAAGTGGTTAAACGGATTTATCTCAGCATGGGATGTATGTAACCAAAATGACCTTGCTTAACATGAAAACACAACAATCAATGAGAATTATTGATGGTGCACCTTGTCAAGTCACTACAGTTGATGGATTTGACAGAGACCAAATCAACGACCGTTTAGCATACCTATCTCAGAGAATTGATAAACTTAAAAGGAAGTTTAACAAATTTTGTGAAATGCGTGATGCTATTGACATCGAAGATTCAAACATCGATGACTATTTTGAAGATGATGCATTTGACCAATTAACACAACAATGGCATGAAGATGACTTACTCGGAATTGTTAATTAAGTTGTTACAACTCAATGCTGAGCAACTACGAAGTGAAGTAACTATCACTGATGTAGGTAATGACAAACAACACAAATTACATGACTTCATTTATGAAGATTATGACCCACCTTTATTGACATTCTAATGATTATAATTACATTGTTGGTGATATTATTCATCATCTATTTAATCCTACGTTTCTACAATCCACACAACTAACATGGACAATTTCGATTACTACAATTCAGAATCAGAAGGTAAGGATGTCAAACCAGTTGACAAACCGTCTACTGATGCACCAAAAAAGAGAAAAGAGTTGTATGATGAAATTGTTGAATACTACAAACAGAATCCTTTCGACCGATGAGCATTCTACACAACGAAGACAATGACAAGTTAGTATCATTGACTACAGAAGAATCTCTCCTCTTATGGGATATTGTAAACTCTATTGCTGACGATGTGCCACCACACATTGAAGAAGCAATTTTTGACACCTTGTTTGGTAAACTCACTGAATTATGATTGACACATTCAACTTCACTGGCGATGCTGTTACCGTCCTCGGATTTATTGGAGTGGTATCAACTGCAATCATTCTAGTAACTGTATTCAAACAACATTACAATTCACCATTAAATCGTTAATTATGTCACACTCAGGAAACACAGAAATCTTAGAAAATTTATATGAAGAAGCACTTGCTAATTCATATGCTAAGAATCACCATTTACTTTTCAGTAAAGAAGAAATTGAAGAATGTGCGGCAAAAGTTGCACAATCTAAATTTGATGCTATGTGTCAATGAGTGAAATCAGTCTACCAAATCCACACAGACCACAACCGCCAGACGGTGAGCAACCACCTAGGAAAGTGGCACACAAGCACCCCACAGGGGTGTTTTTTCGTGTATATTAATAATATCGACATCACACCTATGGCAATCAATCTCCGTCCCCACCAAAAAAGAGCACTTGACTCAATGACGGAGCAATCTCATGGTCAGGTTATTGTCCCCACTGGTGGTGGCAAAACTTTCATCATGATTCAAGATTGTCTACGTCAACTCAACAACTCAACATCACAAACCATCGTAGTTGTTGCCCCTCGTATTCTACTTGCTAATCAACTTTGCGAAGAGTTTATGCAACAAGTATCGAATACATGGACACATGTTATGCATGTGCACAGTGGTGAAACACATCATTTTTCATCCACTAAGATTGATAAAATCACTCTATTTGCTAACACCGTCCGCGCTGCTGCAGAGAGTGTGATTATCTTCACCACATATCATTCACTTCACAAAGTTGTTGATAGTGGTATTCCCATTAATACAATCTATTTTGATGAAGCACACAACAGTTGCACGAAGTCATTCTTTAGTCCAGTTGCTGCTATGTCTATTATCAGCGACCGTAAGTATTTCTTCACTGCTACACCTAGAGTCAGCAATAAGCATGACCGTGGTATGAATAACCGTGTGGTATTTGGTCCGACTCTTGAGTCAGTCCCTGCACCCGAGTTAATTAACAATGGTAGCATCATCCCGCCTACTATTGTCCCATTCACCACAAATCACACTGTTGATAAGAAGAATCCTCACATTGTGCACAGTAACACAGTGCAGGATATTATCGACAATCTCGACGAAACTGATGCTGCTAAGGTGTTAGTTGCTGTCCCATCTTCTCGCGTCCTATCTAACATCCTCGGACACACTGACATGCTCAGTGAGTTGGCAGAGCGTGGATATGATGTGTTACACGTCACCTCTAAATTTGGTGCATATGTCAACAAAACAAAAGTTAATCGTGAAAAATTCTTTGAAACTCTCACCGCGTGGGGTAAAGACGAAACTAAAAAGTTTGTGGTCTTTCATTACAGCATCTTGTCAGAAGGCATCAATGTGCCTGGTCTCACTCACACGATTTTGCTGCGAAATCTTAACGTCGTCGAAATGGCGCAAACTATCGGACGTGTTATCCGACTTGATAAACGCGATTCCCAAGGAATTGCGAGCGGTAGCATTACTGCTGGCGCTCTTAGTTTGTATCACAAACCCACTGGTTACGTTACTGTGCCTGTCCATTCAAATCATGGTGCCGCCATTGTTAAAAGACTGCAAAGAATAGTTGATGAAATCTTCATCAAAGGTATCCCAGCGACTGCGCTAGTGTCATGACCGCGTGTGCCAGTGCACAAAGTGTCACCAATGCGCACACGTGGCGCATTTTTCCCCTATAATAAGAGTATCAAACAAACACACCTCAGAAACATGCGCAAGATTGAAACCCAAATGAATCAAGCAATCCGCAACCGTCGTAACTGGAGCGGAAGCAATACTTCAGTTGTTATCGATGATAACAATGAAGCACGTGTTTATCTTCACGGCAATCACATCGCAACAATCAATGATGATGTGATTCAACTCTTTGATGGTGGTTGGCAGAGCAACACCACTAAATCACGTTTGAATGCAATTTGTTATGAATTCGCATACTCTTGTGGTGTATTTCAAAAGAATTGGGAGTGGTTTCTCTCAGGTCGCAATGGTGTTACCCACCCATTTGTGAGCGGTATGGTTATCGCTTAATTGCCCCTTATTGCTCTTTTTATTACTCTTTCATCATGATTCACACAAACGAAGCATTTCTAAATGCAATCCAAGGACTTCAATCATTCGTCCTTGATACAAATGCCGATATTGATATGGCATATGATTGGGTTGCCGATCAGTCAGGAATTTCATCTTTCGTGCATGAAAATCAAGCATGGGATATGTTTTACGATACATGGGAGAATGCAAATGCTTAATGAAAATAGACCAAGAAAACAACCTGATGCCGATGGTGTTATCAGGTATAATGTTAGAGGTGATTTGATTCCCGAAGCATTCTATGATATGATTATGAGCATAGATAGTGAGTCAATCCCATTCCCAATGTGCAATTACGATGAATCTAAGTGATAATTTAGAGGATGCAATCCAAAGCGAAACTTATGGATTTTTCCCCATTCCCATCACTAAATACACTCTACCAAATCACGAAGAGGTAAAGAAGTCCATCCTAACATGGATGGGTGATGAGAATTTACTACCCACACATGGACGCGAAGCAATTTCGCATAATGTGAAACAAGTTGGACCAACTAACAAATTGTTGACTGACTTGCCACACATTGAAGATGCTCTCAATCTTGCAATCACTAAGCATAATGCACACGCATTCAACTACAAACCAAACTTAGTTATCAATGAGAGTTATCTTGAATTGCATGGTGAAGGAGCAATTTATGCCCCACACGAGCATTCAAATTGTGTCTATAGTCTCACCTATTTGATTAACTATGACCCCGAGAAACATGCATTCATCAAGTGGCGAAAAAATGTAGCATCAAATCATTATCCCATCCTACAAATTGAATCGACTGATGTAACAGCATTCAATTTGACTGAAGCAACATTCAACATGCAAGAAGGTGATGTTATCATCTATCCTGCAAATCTAACTCACGGTTACGACTCAAACCCAAATCCTGAGCGTATCACCCTAACCGCAAACATCACTATTTCAAAATGAATCTCCCGCAACAATACGCGCAACTCATGAATGCATATGACGAAGGCATTCTTCCACCTGACTCACAAATTGAAATGGCACAGTTCTTGATTGATACAGGACTAAATGAAGACCTACGTCAATATCAACAACTATGCGACTATTTTATTGCTGAAGGCATGTGTTATGATGTTGTATGTGACAGTGAGATTAGTGGCACAGACTAACTACCGTGGCACCTTTTTTACACTATAATAAGTGTATAAGAAACAAAGGTATTTCACATGACTCAAACAATCTCAAATCCAACAATCGAAGCATTAGTCCCAACATGGACAGAAAAGTATTGTGAAGCATTAACACAAAACTACAAAATGTATCACATCGATTCAATGCAAAGAATGGCGGCACGTAGTGATTCATCAAGATATGCAAATGAGCAACTTGAAGCAATCGCTAACGGTAGCGCAAAGTTGATGAGATTTAGAGCAAACGAAGGTAAGAAGTATTTCAAGATTATTCAACAGGAAGCAAGAAACGAAGCAGGTGAATATAAAGACCAGTCAGTTGTTGCTTTCATCGATAAGAAAACTGGACAAATCTACAAACCAGCAGGTTGGGCAAAACCTGCTAAGCACGTAAGATTTGACATGAGAATTATCAAACAACGTGAATATGTCCATAACGCTAAAAACGTAGATTGGGCAGGTGGTCATCTCTACATGAGATAATCACCTCACCACACTGTAAACAATTCTCATCTAATCTCATGCCCCTAATTAATCTAACAATCGAAGAGCATCAATCATTAACTCAACTACTATCACATCCCAAAGTTGACAAATACAGGAGTGATAGATTTGACACAGATACATTTGATTCTATGACTGATAAAGTATTTGATGCAGTCAACAATCTTACAGTAGATGATTTCTAACCAATTTAATTAGTGGCACACATTAACTTCACTTTGCCCCTAATTGCCTTTATAATAATAGTAACAACACCAAAGAAACATGATTTCAAACTTCTCTCAATTCCTTGACTATTGTGAATCATTCTACTTACCTAGTCACGAAGATGTGCTCTATCCAATACTAGATTTAACTAGAGAAGAATTAGCACTTGCTACTTTAACCCTATTGGACAAATGTGCGCAGGATGAAAACATCACTTGGGGCGATGGTGATTCATTAGATAGGGAGAGAGTCAGGGACATCGTTTTTGACATCCGCGAAGCAAAATGGCAAGCAAGTTTGAATCAATCTGTAGAGGATGCAGAGAGAGCATTAAGAGAAGAGTTTTCCACAGTTTCCGTATAATCTGTGGATAAATAAAATGGTTAAATAAATATACTTCCGAGAATTATATCGACGGAGTTATTGTTACCTTAGAGCGTAGCACAACGACATTTTTTTGTCAACATATGACAGGACACTCACACAACCATCACAAGACCATTGACATAATCATCCAAATCCATTACAATTAGAGAGTAGTTAATCAGGAGCACATTGCGGTAATCACTAACAATGGGAAGGACCTACAAGCGCAACGATTTGCACAATTCCAGGAGACCCAAATCTATCAGAGAAAAGAGACAATTTAACGGCAGTAAATCCAAGGTCTATTCAGATGAATACTCACAAGAGTTTTCCACAGATAGACAACCACGCAACACAGACTACACCCAACCCGATTACAATGAATAACTACGAATACACCACCACGGATGTATTGAATGAAGACTGGATTGACAGTCTATTGGTAGAAGATGAAGAGCGACATATTGAGAATTACGATGACACCATTAACGACACACTCAAATGACACAATCCACCACTCTCAACACAGTTCCCCCTGTTAATATCAAACTATGGGAGAAGAGTCGCAAATACTTTTGGGCATTCGATTATCCCGATTGTAGTAAGAATGGACCATTCAAATCACAGCAGCAAGCACTCAACGATGCACGACAGTATTGTGGGGTATAGTTAACAGTTTGGGGCAGTGATTCCATTGCCCCGTTGTTGTATATTAAAAACGTATACTTCCCTAACCTACAAAAGTATCACAGCGACCTCGCTATATTATTACAATGAAACTTCGGGTCCCCCCTACAGAAAAAAATTTCCCAGATATAAAAACGCCTCCCAAGGTTGAGACAAACTGGTGGGACCAAATAAGTTACATCGCGATAAGTCTCGCAGAATCCCTCAGGATACTCCTATTACATCTAATCAGACATGAATCAACGCGAAAAGACTCTCATCGCCCTTAGAGAGCGTTACAAGCACCTCCTAGGGCACAAATGGACAGGCAATAGATTGTTTGGATGTTATGAGATTATACGCAAGTATTATCGAGAAGAGTATGGGAGAGAGTTAGCAGACTTCAACGCACGTAAGATATACGCTTTCACGAAGGAAGCGATTGAGGAAGAAAAAGCATATTGGATATACAAGAAGGAATGGGGAGGGGATGTAGACTTCTCAGAGATGGAGCAAGATGATGTCCTGTTGTTTAGACTATACGTCACACCGTTGGGTGGAGGTTATTCGGCACCGAAGGGTAGAGCACCTAATCATGGTGGAGTTTATCTTGGCAATGGATTTATGCTTCATCACCCCTACAATGGTTTGTCAGAAATTGATGATTTATTTGACCCAGCATATCACATCTATCAGACGGCATGTGTAGGTGCAATTCGCAGTGATGCTATATAAGGCATAAGAGACTGAAAAGGTATGAAGAGATACATCCTAGAAGTAGAGGTAGATGAGCATGGGGAGTGCTTTATCACACTCCCTGACGAGATGCTTGATGAGACTGGTTGGGATGTGGGCACCATGTTAGAATGGGAAGAAGAGACAGACGGAAGTATTGTCTTACATCAAATTAATGAATAGGTGAAAAAAATCGCGATGGAAAAAAACGGCGTCCCTGAATTTAAGAGTGAATCCGAAATGGTTGCATGGTCTCTCCAGCAACTCAGTGAAGGATTAAAGAATCTAGCGCAGCGTATTACCTACCTAGAGGTTGCTGTTGGTAAGATGCCTCCACCAGGCGCTGACATGGTGAAGTATAAGATTCCTGGTAATGATGAGTATAGCAATCTCAAGGAATTGTTTGACGATCTCTATGACCGACTAAATAGGGTTGAGAAGTTAAAGTAATTGTAATGGCGGCGTTTATCGAGGAAACAGGTCGAAGTTTCCCAAACCCCATTAGTGGGGCGATGTATGACAAACCCTTCAAGAGACCGTCATCTGGTAAGTATCGCTCCCATAGTAAGTATCCTGACCCTGGTACAGGGTCAGATTATGTCATCACGTTTGATGGTCAAGGACCAGGTAGTAGACCGCTTGGCACTGACGTGGTGCATTACCTTGGTCAGGAAAGAGAAGTAACTTGTGCTGCAGGGACATGTGATAAGGTCCGTGCTGCAATCTATAGATTTTATCGTCCCAATAAGGAAGACCACTCCTACAGTAACGAGCCTGAGTTGCAGAAGGAAGATACTGGTAGTGAGAATGAAGATTGGGAATATGTAATTGACGGATATAATAAAGAGCCACGTAAGGGTGTGCCTGTCTTCTTCGGAATGCACAGGTCAGTGGACGGTAGTGTACCCCTTAAGAAGTATTATTCCTATTGGCCTGATAATACCCAACTGACAGTCGGTAATAACACACCCACTGGTAGTAATAGTAGTGTGGGGACAGGTAGAAACCAATATGAATTCATTAAGACCCTCTGCTATATCTTTGAGACGGAGAGTGCCGCACAGAACTATCAAGAGGGTAGCAATAGTGATGACCCCATTGTGCCACTGTATCACTACCGCTATAGAAAGGGTAATGCAGATAGTGGAGATGAGGTTGATGATTTGTATACCATTAGACCTCAGGATGAAGTAAACATCTCTGGTGGACCTATCTCTGGTAAGGGTGGTAATGGTATGCTTGTGTATCAGGGCATCCTAGGGTATGTCTTTACTAAGGCATCACCACAGGCACCTGTTGAGAGTTATATTGATGGTAGTATTGTCGGACCTACTGGACAATGTATAGACAGGTCTGACTGGTATGCATATGACGATGGTAACTTTGGTAGTGGTAGATATGCTGCTAACAGCAGAAACTACTCATATGAGAGTTATAGACAATTTGACCCAACTACCTATGGTCTATTCAATGGTCCTAATCCTGGCACACCTGGTGTTGCAGGATGGGGTAATGGCACGGATGGTGTTTCGATTACAAACTCCGATGCCAACTTTGAATGGTTTTATGGACTGAGTGCTGCTGTAAAAGCATCAGTGCCAAGGTATCTTGGGTTTGAAGACTGCTATGATACTCAGTTTCTATACTATCTGTATGATACGACCTATCCTTGGAATGGTCCTATCTTCTCTTGTCAGTATACATTGAATGATGTGCCTTGCTGTCCTAACGGCACAGACGAGAATGGCGACCCTACTTGCACTCCTAACCTGTCTTACCACTCTCATTTCTATGAGATTAAGGAAAGTGCATGGCAAACCAGTGAGACTCGTATTAAGATTAACGATGGAGTTGAGGATGCTAACGCTTGCTTCTATGAAATTGATACAAAATCGCAGAGAATCCTATTCAGATACACTAACAATGACGGCACACGCTTTGAAAAGGGTCAAGCACTTAACGGTTGGGACATTAATGCAGCGTATTACTTCGGTGATGAGCTGAAGTGCGGTCTTCTTGAGCTAGTTGGTAAGGGAAATGACTTCACTTATGGTGGAAGTATCACTTCTGAGACGGGTGCACAGGCAATCGTGCTTGCTGGAAGGGGCATTCCTAACAAAGCTGCCTTCTGTGGTGTGTATGAATTCGCAAAACGTATCAGTTTTTACAAGGTAGAGATAGACCCACGCTCTCTTATCCCCCATCGTACACTAGACCAAGCGGTTTTACAGGCAAAGATTAACAAAAAAGGGGAAGTATCGCGCATTGATATCGTTAATGGCGGGTCGGGATATAAAGACCCCATCATTAAAGTGATTAATCCGCGTGTCTTGGAGGACTTTTCCGCTAATGATACGTCTAAACACGTCAAGAAACACCAGATTAAGCAGAATCCAGACTGGAAAGAGGCAATTCCTACACCTGACCAGTCAGATAGTATGATGGCACACGTAGAAAACAACTACGGATTCTTCGATATTAAGCATAAGAAGAAAAAAGGTGAGTCTAAAAACAGAGATTTGCAGGTTTACCGCGAAGCAGAGGTAGAAATTACCCAGTTAAGTAAGCAAGGTGCCATCCAAAGCGTAAGAATTGTTGACCCTGGCTCAGGATATAACCAATCTGACGCTCCACAGGTCATGGTTGCAGACCCAGAGTACTTTGAATTCAAGTCTCCAGCGATTGATAACGCCAATAATGCCTTTGGTAAGGGTAGAAAGGACATCGGTAAGAAGGATTTGCAGTTTGAAGAGATGGGAATTGAGATGGCAAGCGCATTTCTCAACACTGGTATCGAAAATTTGCAAGACCAAGACGACGGAACTAACCAAAATTTCACAAATCAGAGTTTTGGTGTCATTACTCAGGGTCTAGAAGTCGCAATTCCCGACTCTTATATCCGTATTGCAGAGGAAAGTAAGGAAGATACTACAAAACACTGCTTCAATCTGCCTACACAGTGTATAAACATTGACGCAGAAGCGAATATCTCCGCTGCAATGCCTGGTGATGACGAGTTTTCCATCGTTACACAAGCAAATGAGGGTATTGCGCAGTTTAGTAAGAATGCAATGCCGTATGCATATGGTGCTGTAGCGCAAGTTGACCAGTTTAACAGTAACATTTCGCACGTTTACGGTGCATTTGGTAAGGAAAACTGCATTACTACGGGTCAACCTAAGCTTTATAACATCTCTAGGTGGTTTGATATGCCGTGTCCTTACCTAGATGCGTCGGGAATTGGTGAAGACTTGCCTAATGTGACCAAAAAAGCGCGTAAAGGTGAGAAATTACTCAACAATAATGACAAAGCCTTCGGTTGGTTGCCGTATAAGTACTGCGCAAGCGATGAAAGTGAGGCAACTTTCAGTGTTTCGATAGAAATTAAGGGTAAAACCACGGGAAGTCAAGGTGATGACTTCATGAGATTCCTCAGAAACCTCAGAAAACCCGCATTGGCACGCTCTAGAAAGGTCAAACCGCTTGGACAGGGCAATAATGACACCCGTGTATGGGATTGTCACGATGGAGATGTCGAAGGTAGGTGTTATAGAGACCCCAATAACAACGATGAGATTATCTTTATCCCTATTGGCGGTGATGAAAACACATATGACTACAATACAACATCAGGATTGAGCGAAGTTGACCAGTTGAAACTGTGGATGGGCGACAACGTTGGTCCTGGCGGAGTGCAGGCGGGTAGTGGATACTGGACCTGGTCAACATCCTCTACAGACCCTGAGACAGGGGAGACTACAACTACTAACAATCAGTCCGCTGCTGTCCCCTACAACTACCTAGATGTAGACTGCCCTAGTGGTAATAACTATCCTAAGCATGAATGTTGGGATACTTATGCTGATTCCAATGGTCCACTGAATGTTTATTGTGGATATGATAGTGATGGCAATGGAATAGCGGGACAAAGATGGTGGGAGATTACAGGACCCAATGGTGTGGTTAATCCATGGTGTAATAGTTGCCCACCTTACTCTGGATATGGTGGATACAGCTTCTTTGGATTCGGGTCTTCACTTGGTATTGCGTGTGCGCTGACCTTTGTTAACGATTGCGCGATTGCAATTCAACCTGAGCGTATTGACAGAGGTAGTCTTCTGATGCGGATGGGTCCGTATGATGGTAGAATGAAAGTAAGAAACTGGTTGACTGGTAGTACAATTGCGCTAGGTCGCGCATTGCGTAACACTGGTAACCCATTCTTCGACGAGTGTAGCGAGGAATTGATAGTTGGTCGTCCATATCAAGTCGGCACTACAATTAATGAGGATGTAACGTAATGGCATTTGGATTTCTAAAACCTGTAACATCTCTTAATGGTTTACCTGATAGTGGTCATGGATTATGTTTGCCATCTACTATCCACTCTGTGCAGTCATGTGGGTCTCCACCAATCCCATATAGCATTGTTATTAAAAACTTCACCTGCTGGTGGCCACCTACTCCTCTGGTGCCTACCTTTCCTATCACGCTAGATAGAGCAATGGTGCAAGTTAATAGGATTCCCGTCATGGTGCTCGGGGATACCTTTACGCCCCATATATCAACATGCACAAATATCGTTATACACATCTGTCCTTGCGGAAAGAGTATGTGTGCTATTCCTAGCGCGATACCATGTAGTAACCTCACTATCGAGGACAACGGCGGCACAGGGCACATCAGGGTCTGCTACGCGACCTCTCTGACTGTCTTTGCCTGTAAGCGTCCTATCGCAAGAATCCTAGACCCCTTGGGTGTCGGGTTTCCTGGATTTTCATTACCATGCTCCTCGGTTATTGCATTTGGGCACCCAACTGTGTTAGCATCATAAAGTCCCTCGAATACGACAAATGGCAGCAAGATCAAAAGTAGGCATTTCTGGACAAGCCTTCATTATCGGTAAACCCAAGAGCACCCGTCAAGGGTCTTCTAAGAATACCCGTTACAGTGCAACGTCACGTAACAGTGCAAAGAAGAAATATAGGGGGCAAGGACGTTGAGACCTGAGACCCGTGAAGCGATGGAAAATCTTTGGTCAGCAAAATGGAATCTGCCAACAGCAGCTAAACATGCTAACCTAACTAATAAGGAGATGAAGATTACCTTCAACGAATACTGCGCTTTTCATCCACCTAGTTATGCAACCGAAGAATCTATTGTTTATCTCACAGGACAAGGAGATTGCCCTGATACAAGAGATGACCTACAAAATGCAGATGTCCAATCTGGACATCAGTCCATCTAAAACATGTTTTCTATGTGTCTCACCTGATTACTCTAGCGTTGTGGCTCAGCACTTGAGTCACGGTCTATCACAGGACGGTGAGATTTATCACATTGAAGCAGTTAATGTGCCATTCCCAGATGAGAGTGAAACAGAATACGCTCAAGTTTTTGCAAGACGTATTGTAGAATGGCAACAAGAGTGGGACTCCTTTGTCCTGATTGAAGCAGGAGTTATCAGAGGAGGTAACTACACTTGGATTACAGATATCATGGAAGAGTCAGGTGCTACCGATTACTATACAGTAGCACTCTGTGAGAATATCAGAAGCAGATTTAAGTCTGACTTTGTATCACTCTATTATAACAATGACATGCACGACCTCCACTTCTGGTGGGAGCGTCCTAATAATCATTGGAAATTCCCATAAATAAAATACGACGGAGTATTCAAATGGCAGTCAATCCTATTCCCGACCAGTCCAAAGAATTCATGAAGTCAGGTATGGTTTTAATAACCGACCCAAAGAGTGATAAATACCTCAATAGAGTCCGTAAGGACAAATCTCCATGCCGTACAAATTCAGAGCAGAAAAATATGTAAGTCGTGGTTTCCGAGACCTCGCTATGTCCTTCAATGAGAATCCCTCAACGAAGGACTTTGGTGCTGTGAAAAATGAAAGAGCGATTTCTCAGTCAGTGAGAAATCTAATTTTAACTATGTTTGGAGAGCGACCTTTTCAACCTGAGATTGGATCTCGGGTGAGGGCGCTTCTTTTTGAGCCGTGGGATGTATTTGCGGCAGATGCAATCCGCACAGAAATTTTTAACGTAATGGAGCGTCTAGAACCTCGCATTGAAGTGGAAGAGGTTACTGTTGAAGAAGACGAAGACCTGAATGCGGTCGAAATTAGTATGGAATACACTATCGTCGGTCAAGAATTGACCCAAACAATCGAATTCCTCTTAGAGCGTACGTAAAATGCCTGCAGTACCTTCACAATTAACGTCTCTAGACTTCTTTGAGATTAAAGAATCTATCAGATCGTATCTTAGGACTCGAAAAGAGTTTACAGATTACGATTTTGAGGGTAGTGCTGCGTCCTATCTGATTGATATTCTAGCTTATAACACATATTATACTGCATTTAACGCAAATATGGCGTTAAATGAGTCATTTTTGGAGACTGCAACTGTCCGTGACAACATTGTTAAGATTGCAAAGCAGTTAAATTACACTCCTAGGTCTATAAAAGCACCTAAAGCGTGTTTAGACATGGTTGTGCAGACCTCAGTGTCCCTAAATGGCGTTACTTTTCCAGAATTTGTCACCTTGAAGAAGGGTGATGTGTTTGTTGCCGACAATAATCTCGATTCTTACACCTTTGCACTGCTAAATGACATCCAAGTGCCCGTAGATAAGTCTAATGGGCAGGCAATGTTTATGGGAGTGATAGTTTATCAGGGTAATTTGCTTAATTACAACTATACTGTTGACTATACACAGAATCAAGAGTATATCATCCCTGCTGAAAACGTTGATACTGAGTTATTGACAGTTAAAATCAGTCCAAATGCTCAATCTGAAGAGACTGATACCTATAATATCGCTGGTAACGTAACATCACTCGATTCTAACTCTCGTGTTTACTATCTTGAGGAGACAGATGACTTCAGATATAAGATTATCTTCGGTGATGGTGTCCTAGGTCGTCAATTAATTGACGGGGAGTATATCCAGATTGACTATATTACCACATTTGGAGTGGAAGCGAATGGGGCTGACAACTTTGCGTTTGTCGGCAACGTTGTTGATTCTGATGGTCGAGTATTACCACCACAAGCAATCAGTACTACAACTCGTGAGAAGGCACAGCAAGGGGAAGTCGCTGAGACGCCTCTACAGATTAAGTTTAGAGCACCTAGGTCGTATGCTACTCAAAATAGGGCAGTAACTGAGGCAGACTACGAGCATATCGTTTCTGAAATCTATCCTCAGGCAGCATCTGTTACAGCATATGGCGGTGAGAAGCTTACGCCACCTGTTTATGGTAAAGTGTATGTTGCAGTTAGACCCAAAACAGGAAATAAGCTAAACGAATCTACTAAAAAGAAGATTGAAAACGATTTGAAGAAGTATACGGTTGCTTCTATTCAACCAGAAGTGATTGACCCGACTTCTTTCTATATGATTCCGAAAACTTACGCTTACTACAACGGAAACGACACAAATCTTACTGGTTCTCAACTTGGGACCAAGATTTTGCAATCTATTGACGATTTTAACCGTGCAGGTCAAAGTAACCGCTTTGGTGGTCGCTTAGAAACTTCAAAATTCGGTGCAATGGTCGATAATGCTGATACTGCTATTTCTGGTAACGTAACCCAGATGGCATTGGGTCAAAATTTAGATAAATTTACTTTCGGCAACGTATTTACCCAATGTTTAGATTTCGGCAACCCTATTTACGACCCCAACGACTACTCAGGCAACTCCGATGGGAATGGAGACAATGGAGGAGACGGCGACGGAGACGGGACAGGGGGCAATGGAGATGGCAATGGAAATGGGGACGGCACTGGTGGTAAGTGTAACCCCAGTTTCTCTACAGTTAAGTCAGGAACATTCTATGCAACAGGATACACTGAAGATTTGGTCAATTTGACTGCATCTGGCGGTGGTGCTGCAGTTTCTAACGATACAGTCTTTTCTTCTAACGAAGAAAATCAAGTTTTGGTCCCAGTCAACATCAGAGACGACGGTAAAGGTAATTTGATGCTTGTAACGACCAGAGATGAGTCAGAAGTCATATTAAACGCAACTGTAGGCACAGTTGATTACGGTTCAGGACAAGTTTGTGTTGGTCCTCTTGCTATTCAGCAAACACCGAGTGGTGAGCCAGAGCTTCCTATCTCTGTGATGCCATTTGGCGGTAGTATCGAGATTCCACCTGGTGTTGACCCAACAATCTTTAATCCTAAGGTCAATCCTATTGACTATACAATCAACAAGGTGCCTGTGCCCAACTTCGATCCGAATAACTTCTCGGGTTACAACTTGGGTGATACAAGCGGGATAAATATCATTGACTATCCGACAGATACCTTCACGTATCCAGTAGATACCTCCTGTTTCTGAGATAAATGCCTAACAAGAATATCAACGTATCAGATAGAGTTGAATCCCAACTTCCTGAATTTGTCAGGTTGGAAGATCGTCAACTCGTTAATTTCCTGTTTGAGTATTACAAATCACAGGAGAAAACAGGTCGTCCATTTGACATCCTTAATAATCTACTTGAGTATCTGGACCTTGACAGTTACGACCAGAAAACTCTGGCGTCTAGTACAGAACTTCTAGGTGAAATCGGTATTACCGATGATAAAATTGAAATTGAAAGCATTGATGGATTCGTAGAGAAAAACGGGTCCATAATGATTGATAATGAAGTCATCTACTACGAGTCTGTGACTCGTGGTCCTGATGCTATCATTACACCAGGTGTATCCTATCCTCAGTTTAATAAAAAGAAACAGCAACTAGAAAACCCCTTCTCATCCTTTGATGGAAGTCGGGTGATGTTTCCCCTTAACTTCTTAGGCACTCCTGTTGCTCCTCCTTCTGCTGAGCACCTAATTGTCATTACTTACAATGACATGTTGATTCCTGGCACCGATTATACGGTTGCTGGTGATGACATTCTCTTTACTACTGCACCCAGAGAAAGAAGCGGTGCGGATGACTCTGAGTTTACTCAGATTACCTATCTGATTGGTTATGCCGACCAGACAATTAAAACAATGGACGCCATACCATACACTGTGTGGCAAGGCACGAAAGAATACCCTCTGAGGGTCGCACAGGAGGCGTATACGCCGACTTCAGAGAGTGGTCTCATCATTAATAAGAATGGTAGACTGCAGCAACCTTATATTGATTATACTGTCTTCCAAGATAGAGTTATTTTCAATAACCCCATTGGTGCTGCTGACCAGATTCACATTCGCTCTGTAGAGTATATCGCACCTCAGTTTGGTAGCGGTGCATCTGCTGTTGTTGCAGTTGACACGAATGGTGAAGTTTCAAGAATTATTCCGAAGACTGGTGGTAGTGGATATCGCCTAGACTTCAACCCTAAGGTTACAATCACCTCTACTGCTGGTGAAGGTGCAACTGTTAGGTCTCTAATTGGTGGTATTAAAGATGCTATCCTAATCGATGGTGGTCAGGGTTATTCTTCATATAATCCACCCATTCCTGTTGTCTCTGCTCCTTCTAATCCTAACGGCACCGCTGCAAAGGTGTCATTGACAGTTGATGACGTAACTGGCACTGTTGATAGCGTTACTATTGATGACTCTGGTAGTGGATACGATTTTATCCCTGCTATTACCTTTAAGAATCCATCTGGAGCGACTATTGGTCAACCCACTATTGATAGTGAAGGTAGAGTTAATGTCGATAGCATCGAAGTGCTTACAATGGGTGTTGGATATTCCAATCCTCCTATTGTATACATCGACCCTGCTCCTGCAGACGGCATCAATGCTCAAGCACAAGCAAGAATTAATCAGGATGGTCAAGTTTATGAAATCCTAGTTACAAACAGAGGTAGGGGATATACATCTGCACCTAGAGTTGCAATTATTGACCCCGTTGGTGCACAGGTGCTTGATGTTACTGTTGCATCTGGGTCTGTGACCAACATTGAGATGTTGACTGGTGGTAGTGGTTATACTGATGCACCTTCTGTCTATATTGTTGACGATAGAAAGGACCCATTTGGTGTGCCCATCGGTGGTACTGGTGCAACTGCAGTTGCAACCATCTTCAACGGTGAAATCACTGATATTAACATCACAGATTTCGGCACAGGATACTCTGAGACTGAGCCACCCAGAATCTTCATTGCAGAACCTAAAGCAGCAAGAGCATCACTCGATGTTGGTTTTGATGAAGTAACTGGTTTTGAAGTTATCGAGTCTGGTAAGGGATATTCTCCTTCTGCATTCCTCGGATGCTCTAGAGGTGTGTCTGGTCCTGTTGCTTACGACAACTATCATAATGAAATCTACGCTGGTGAAGCAGCATTGCGCCAGAGCAACCATATGGCTGGTGCTCAGGTCAAAAACCTAGACTCTTTATTCATCAAAGAGGTATTTGATAAGTTTAGAAGACAATATCTCCCTACGATTGATATTGACTTCAGCAAAATCAACCCAATTCAGGTAATTAAGAATATCAGCGACTTCTATGCCTCAAAAGGCACAGAGTTGGCAACACAGTATCTGTTTAAGATTCTGTTTGGTGAAGAAGTATCTCTATTCTATCCTAGAGACGAAATTATCAGTCCATCTAAGGCAACTTGGGTTGTAGACACGATTCTTCGTGCTGAATTGATTGAAGGTGATGCTAATAATCTAATTGACCAGCAAGTTGTCCAGTTTGCTGACCCTGTTGACCAAAATATCAAGCAAGCGAATGCTCTGATTGAAAACGTCATTACTATTATCGAAGGTACTGACACAATCTATGAATTGGCAATCTCTGAAGAGACACTTGCTGGTACTTTCAAGATTCCTTATAAAACTACCCTAGTTGAGCCACTGACTACTGATGGTCAGATTATTACTGTTGACTCAACGATTGGATGGCCTGAAAGAAACGGCACCATTCTAGTTAATGACCAAGAGCAAGTACAATATAAGGAAAAGTCACTCAACCAGTTTATTGAATGCACCAGATCTAAGAATGGTGTTGTAGAGGATTGGGATCCTGGCACAATAGTCCAGTCTGACATCTTTGTTTATACAAACCGTGGCACTTCTCAAGAATGTAAGTTGAGAATCCTTGGTATTGCTGAAGCGGGCACTACCGTCCTAGATGACACTGGGTCTTACTACATTAAGGGCGATAAACTGAAGGTTGCTAACCTTGGGTCATCTTCTCTTGATGAAAGACTGTCTTCTTGGTTGTATAACGTTAAAAAACTAATTCAGGTTGATAGCGTAACACCTGGTGGTGTTAATAACCAGACTGCCACAGTTGTTTGCAACAACCCACATGGTTTGTTGGTATCTGACCAAGTTACTGTATATGGTGCAAACCCCGTTGTGTATAACGGCACCTTTACTGTAACTTCTCGTATTGACGATTTTACTTTCTCATACCAAATCAACGTCCCGACTGATATTATCCCTCAAGGTAATATCCTTCTATCTGTTGACCTTAACCGAGGTAAGTCTAATGTTACTTCTATCAATAAGGTTGTTAGCGAATTCACCACTAACATTCAAAACTCCTTCTTTAATGATAGCTACGTTTACGTTGCTGCTTCTGGTCTACCCAACTATAAGATTGGTCCTTTCACTGGGTCGGCACTGATTCCTGGTAACCAGCGTAAACTGCTCAGATTCCCTAGAGTTGTCCAAACTATTTCAGAAAGACAAGATATCGGTGCTAACACTCCGATTGGTAGTTGGATTAACGGTGTATCTATCTGGGCATATAAGTCAGCTGAGTTTGTCCAATATGGTCCTCTCACTAAGATTGATGTTGATAGCATTGGTGAGGGATATGATGCTGGTGCTAAACCAAATCTAGAAATTACAGGTGGCGGTGGTACTGGTGCCGCGGCCGAAGTGGTTGTTAATGGTAGTCTAACTGGATTTACTGTTACTAACCAAGGTAGTGGTTATACTGAGTCACCTCTTGTCTCTATTGTTGGAGGTGGCGGTAGCGGTGCTACTGCACAGGCAGTTATTACTGGTGGTAGAGTTACAAGAATTCTGGTTGAGCAACCAGGTAGCGGATTTACATCACAACCCTCAGTTTCTATTACTGGTGGTAATGGCACAGGTGCTGAGGCAACTGCAAACGTCCGTGGTCCTATCTCCAGCGTTAATATCACAAACTTTGGTACTGGATATACATCTCTACCTACAGTAAGAGTCAACTCAGGTGAAGGTGCTCTTGCACAAGCTATTGTTATTAACGGTAGAATCGTATCTATCGCTATTATTAACTCTGGTAGTGGATATACCACAGCACCTAACGTAATCATCAATGGTGATGGTTTCGGTGCTATTGCACAAGCAACAATCGGCACCACTGGTGAAGATAAAGGGCGTGTGTTGGGAGTTACCATTACTAATAAAGGTATTGGTTACACTCAAGGTAATACTACTATTAGATTGGAGTCGGTTGGACAACTTGCAACCTTTACTCCTGAAGTATTCAAGTGGAATAAAAACCTTCAGTATGACTTGGAGCAAAAATACGACTTTGCTAAAGGTTATGTCTTTACTGGTTACAATAACCAGTTTGGTGGTGAATATGCTCACCTTTCCGACCCTAAAGAGTTGCGTTATGTGGTTGGTGACAACGTATTCTTAGATCCTGTCACTCAACAATTCCAAGAGTTAGAATCTAACTTCAAACACTCTCCTATTATTGGTTGGGCGTTTGACGGTAACCCAATTTACGGTCCATATGCTTATATTGACCCAACTGACCAAAATAGCGGTATCCGTCGCCTTAGAACTTCGTATAAACTCAAAACAAATGTTGTCTTTGACCAAGCTACTAATCCTAACCCTGCTCGTATCGACGGTCCTCTGCTTTCTGAGTATCCTGCTGGGTCATTCGTTGCTGACTACTTCTATGACTTCCAATCTGGTGACTTAGACAACTACAACGGTCGTTTCTGTAAAACACCTGAATATCCTGATGGCACCTATGCATACTTCATCACAATCGATGCATCAGACACTGGTATTCCTGAATTCCCATATATCCTTGGACCTCAGTTTAACTCTCTACCCGATGCTTGGAACTTCTCTCAAGATGCAACCCAAGAAAACATTCCATCTGGAGTCGTAAGATATAGAGACCCCTATGTCAATGTTGACATTGATGTTGATAGACAACCTAACCAAGAGGCAGATGTCTTAACAACTGAAATTGAAGGTTATCCTATTATCTTTGAGATTCAGGATAGTAATAATGATGGTATCATTGATGCTAATGAGCAGCAAGAAATCCTAGAGATGTCTGAAGAGGCAACTCTGCAAATCTATGATTACTTCCCGAAAGTATCTGCTGAATCTAGAGTTGATATTGAAGTTGAGACAACTACTCAGTTTGAGGATGCTCAAATTGATGGTTTTGTTATTGAAAACCCAGGCGAATCTTATCAGGTTAATGATACTGTCTTCTTTGATGATGAGGGCACTGGTGGATTTGGTGCGTCTGCAATTATTGAGTCCGTTAAGGGTCAAAAGATTACTGCATACACCAAAGAAATTATTGGTGACAGACCTTATGGTGTTATTACTACTGATATCGAGCATGAGTTGCGTCAACAAGACGAAGTAATCGTTAACTCTCGTCCTGTTATCGATAACACTAACAAACTCTTCAAAGTTAAGGTTGTTGCTGGTATCGAGTCAATCGGTATTCTGCAGAGTGGTGTTGGTTATAATTCTGACATTCCTCCTACCTTTGAGTTGATTACAGCACAAGGTCAGGATGCACAATTAAGAATTAATCTCCTGAATACTGGTAATGTCAATACTGTTGATATTATCAACTCTGGTAATGGATACGATGTGGACAATCCTCCCCAGATTCGTATCTCACACCCACAACAATATAAGAAAACTCGTTATTGGTTGACTGAGTATCTTGAGTCAAACGGCACGATTGTTGTTAATGATATTAAGACTACCGATGAGCGTCAGACATATATCTGCGGTAAGATTATTGAAGCAGATGCTGACGAGGCAGGTTTCCTTGCTAAGTTTGATGACCTTGGACAGTTGGTTTGGGAAAGACATCTCATTCCTCAGAATGCCAATCAAAAGAGAGCAGAGTTTCTTAAAATCTATGTAAATAGTGCTCCAGAAAAGGACCTCATATATGTTGCAGGCCAAACATTAAATCCTGACAACGATGTCTACAACCCAGATGTATGGATTGGACTTTATGAGTCTGGATTCAATAATGCTAACGCTCCAGACGGTATTCTGAAGTGGCAGAAGTCTATTGCTGGTATCTCTGGTAGCACAAGAAGAGACTTTATCAAGACTATCACTCTTGACCAAGAACAACGCATTTATATTGGTGGTTATACAGATTCTAACTCTCCTGACCCTAACGACATCTGGATTATCCAATGTGATGTCGAAGGTAACCTTGTAGAGAAGAGAAAGATTGCATCTGAAGACGATTCTGAAGAATTGAATCAGATTGAGTGGATTGCAGACGACAGATTCTTCTTTGTTGGCGTAAACCAGCAAAATGATGACTTAATCTTCGGTGTATTCTTCTATGACGGTGCAAACCTCGAAATTGACTATATTCGCCAGATGCCAACCATCGGTGGATACGTCAGAGACCCACAATTCCTAATCGACGACTATAACGATGTTATCCTCATCTGGAATGTCTATAATAATGCTACTGCGAAGTATGACAAGATTCAGGTCAACAAATTTGCAGTATCTTCCGCTAATTCTGGTTGGGAGTGGTCTAAGACCTTCTCTATCGGTGGAGAATTTAGAAATATCTACCATGCAGGTGTTACAGTCGATGAGTTTGGCAATTACACCTTGGTTGCTGATGTTGACGAGTCTGAAAACAACAGATATGCAATTATCTCTTATATCAAGTATAACGGCACAGTTATTGCTGAAACTAAGGTAGACGAGACTACATCTGTCGGTTTCAGAGCAAAATCTCATGCTGTTGACAACTCTGGTGACTGCATCTTGGCAGTTGACCGTCAAGTTGCTGACCAACTTGCATCCTTTAGATTTAATGACAGCAATGACATCACTGTTGATGAAACCAAGCAAAATCTTGCTACATGGGTATACTTCTCACAAAGTGATGTATCTCATGATGCTGTAATCACTAAGTTTGGTGGTGGTGCACTTAAATTCCAAGCACCTGCTCCTGTTTCACTAACAAACTTCAATAAGGCAACTAAAGAGTGGTCTGCACAAGCATGGTTTGCTATGAATGGCACAGCACATGCCACAAATCATGAGCCTGTCCTATTTGACGTTGCACCTATTGCTGGTGGTCAACCTATAAGAATTTCTCTGGATGGTGATACTACATCACCTGGTTACCAGAAGTTTATCGTGTATCTTAACAATACACAAGTTGCATCTTCCACTGCTGCTACCTATTGGACTGCAATGGGTGGTGGAGCATGGAATCACATCCTCTTCCAGAAACGTGAAGAGTCACTTGGTCTTTATAAGTATGAAGTTTACTTCAATGGTAACCTTGCTGTTGAATATCAGAGCACAAATGACATCTCTCTTGATGCACTTGTAGTTGCTGGTCCTCAAACTGCACCTGGCAGCACTAACTGCTTTATTGGTCATATGGATGACCTTGTTATAGATGACAAGGCACCTTACAGTGCAACCTTCCAAGTCCCAGCAGCAGAAGTGCCTGTCACTATGTCTGATAGTGATGTTGCTCTAATCAAGTTTGATAGGTTGCATGATAAGCGTGCATCCTACACAATGACAGGTAATACAAAGTATACGACTGTTGCGTTTACCGATATTAGTCTCAGCACAGTATGGACATCACTTAATCAGTCTGCTATTAGTGCATGGGAGATTGGACCTGGTGGTTTGCAGATTCTGGACATGTCACAAACCGCGTCCACGTTAACTCCTGGTACATATGCACTAACTGCTAACAAGCATGAGTATGGCACTAAGACATCTACTGTCCCATCACCTCAAGGTAAGAGACTTACGATTGCTGCTAACGTTGTCAAGAAATTCTATCTGAGAGATGCACTTTATCAGAAGATTGATAACGTCCTTGAATTTACTCTTAACCAAGATGTAAAACTTACTAAGGGTAGCATCTTACAGCAATTCAACTCTAATGGTGTTACTCAGGCATACGGCACCATCGTTGAAGTCCCTGAAGGCACATTACTGAATCCTGGTTTTGGTAATAAGTATAGGGTTGGTAAAATCTATGGTAACTTCAACAATACCGATAGATTCAGAACAACTGCTAATGATGTCAATGAAATCGAAGGCACATACTTCGATACTATTGAAGAAGAGAAACCATGGGCAACTAATACTGTATATGCCTCTGGTGACCGTGTTTACAACGGCAAGAGAATTTATGAAGCACAGGGTGCTGGCACATCAGGCACAATTTCTCCAACTCATACTGTTGGTGTTGTATCTGATGGTGTTATCAACTGGGCATTTATTGACGATGCAGGTAAGTTTACTGTTGACCTAACTCAGCATCCTTATCCTAGACCTCAGTATATTGGTCTTGATATGCCTGAGTGGGTACCTGGTCTGCTTTATGCTGTCGGTCAGCGTGTATGGTATCGCTTGAATGTATATGAAGTTGCAGTCGGTGGTGGTGGCGTTGCAGGAGAAACTGCACCTGTCCATACTACTGGTGATGCATCTGATGGTGGCGTTACTTGGACTCATATTGCAACCTCTGAAGCAATTAGTGCTAAGACACGTTTGATGCCTTATGCACAAGGTGCAAACTACTCTGTAGAGATTATTGACATCCAACCAGGCAGCACATACATTCCTGGCGACGTTGTTTCACTTAATGACAATAATATCACTTTAGCGGAAGATGAGAAGTCTGTAGAGATTTCTGGTTTTGCTGGAGTTAAGAAAATTCGCGTAACAGCACGTCTAGAGAAAGATATTCTCAGGACTGCTTCTGCAAGGACTGAATTTGTATATTGCACATCTAATACTGCTCATAACTTCCAAGTTGGCGATATTCTGTTTGCTGAAGGATTCCAAGGAAACCAATTCAACGGAAGTTTCTTCATTGACCAACTATTTGGTAGCAGAGAGTTTACATTCGCTATTAGAGCGACTGCAGTGTCTGACCCTGCCTTTAATAACAATGGTATTCAGAATGTCAACATCTATGCTAAGCACCCAACCTTAGAATTTACTAGAGACCACCAATACGTCTTTGATGTGTCTGATGTCTCTAACTTCGGATACTATCTGTCCTTCTCTCAGGATAATCAGTACAAACTAGAGTATTCTTTCAATAATATCGAAAGAGTCGGCACACCTGGTATTAATGCTGCAGGGTCTAGTGCACCTTTCGTCAAATTCTCCGTATTGGGCGATGTTACTAACATCTCTTACTACTTTGACCCATCTAGGACTGGAGCAGACTCACCTGTTGGGTCCAACTCCTTTATTGACGTTATTACGACTCCATATCAAGGCACGTTTACTGTTTCTCAGATTCTGACCGATTTCCAATTCAGATTCCCACTTCTTAAGGAGCCTGAGAGGTCATCTGCTGAAATTATCAACGATGAGTTTGATAATCCATATTCCTTCTACTCTACAACTTCTACAAGAGCAGTTGGACCTATTAATACAATTAAACTGGTGTCACCTGGTGGATTCTACCAGAAACTACCAATTATTTCTGATATTGCCTCTTTCCGTCAAATCGAGAAGATTGTGGTGGTTGATGGAGGTACTGAGTATGCAGCTGGCGTCTATTATGATGTGCCCATCAATGGAGATGGTGAAGGTGGTAAAGCAACGATTACAGTTGTCCTAGATGATGAAGTTGGGTCTGGTGCCATCACTAATGCTACAGTTACTGACCCAGGTAAAGGTTATACCACTGCAAGCATTGATATTGATGCTATTCCTGGTATTCTTGGACCAACCCTTGCAGGTTCTGGTGGTGCTGTAAATGTTATCATTCCTAGCGAAGGTAGCGGTGCATCTGTCTTCTTGACAGGTAGAAACATCGGTAAGATTAAGAGACTGAAGAATAATGAGTTTGGTTTCGGTTATTCACACGATTATACTCTGAAACCTGAGATTACCTTCCCAGTTAACCTCCAACTCTTCAATACTTCGATTCTTTCCGAAATTACCATTATTGACCCAGGTTCTGGTTATACATCAACTCCTGCTGTTGTCATTGAAGGTGGTGGCGGTGCTGGAGCAACTGCTGAAGCAATTATCAAGAATAACAGACTTAATGAGATTATCATTAAGAATCCTGGTGCTGGATACTCATCTGAGCCTACTGTTACTCTTAAATCAGAATTTAACTACGTTGTTAACCTCGACCTTAACTATCTGCAGTTTAACTTCCCTCATGGTATTACAACTGGTGCTGCAGTTACGTTTAGAGCAGAAAATGTAGGTAGCACAGAAGGTATCCTTCCAAAACCAAGTAGTGCAGGTTTGACCACTTTGGTTGAAGGGCAGGTTTACTATGCTATTGCTGGTGAAGCAAATTCACTCGAATCTGACCAAATTCGTTTTGCACTGACTCAAGCAAACGCACTTGCTGGTGACTACATTACATTCTTGACAACTGGTGAAGGTCGTCAGGTATTGCTTACTGAAGTCTTTGGTGGTCGTGCTGAAGCAGTGGTTGAAACTTCTAGATTCCTTGAGGGTGAGGAAGTTTATCAAGGTAGCAGTCCTGAGACAGCAACTGCAACTGGTATCGTTTCTACCAATACTGGTTGGCAGATTGGTCCTAAGATTCTTAAGATTGTTGATTATAACGGTAATTGGTTGAGAGGCGAGAAAGTAACTGGTCAAATCTCCAAAGCATCTGGTCTTATCGACAACTTGAGCATTGCACGTGGTGTGCTTAATATCGACTCTCTAACTAGGACACCTGGTCGTTTTATCGACGATGTTGGTAAGCCTTCCGAGATTGTCCAGAAGATTCAAGACTCTTACTTCTACCAAAACTTCTCATACGTTATTAAGTCCAATATCCCAATTACAGAGTGGAAAACTCAGGTATTGGAGAATAACCACCCCGCTGGTTTCAACATGTTTGGTCAGTTGGAGCTGACTGGCGGTAAAGACATTTCTGGTCGTCGTATTGGCACAGAATTCACCAAACAGGTGAATATCAACAACTATAGTAATGTAAACGAGATTACATCATTCGGTGCTGCCGAGCCCGTTTATACCGACTATAACAACACTGAAGTGCTCTTCAGAAAGAGAAGATTGACTTCTTCTGAGGAAATCTTGACATCTATCGTTAAAAAGATGGATGACATCTCTGGTAGCTTTAATGGTATTGATAAGCAATTCCCAATCACTGTAGAAGGCGAGCAAGTCATTGTTAGCGAAGACCAGTTGATGATTACGCTTAATGGTGTGATTCAAGCGCCTGGTGAGTCTTATCAAGTGGTTGGCGGCAATCTTGTGTTTGCTGAGCCTCCAAAACCACCTTCTAAGGTTAACTATAGGACTTTGGGTGTTACACCAACTCCTATCTACAGAATTGCACTTTATGACTCTCTTGGCGGTAACGACTTCGGTATTTTCCCAACTTTGGGTCAACAAATCCAAGGTGAAGATTCTGACACCATTGCAACCGTTATTGACTCTGGATTAGCTCATATTGACGTTATTAACCTCACTGGAGGCACATTTAACCTTAATGAGCAAGTTGTTAGAGGAGAGTTGTTTGCAGCGTTTGTTGGAAGCGTAACTCTGGTTAATACCTCTACAATCTTTGAATTTGGCGAATCTATCACTAATCTTGAAGGTGATACCGCTATTATCGAAGAAACTAACATCGATGACCAAGGGACCATCTCAGACCGCATTGTGGTCAGTAAAACATCAGGTACTCCAAGATTTGAGACTGGTATCTTTGATTTGAGACTTAATGAGTTTATCTACTCCGCTAAGTCTAAGATTGCTGGTCAAATCACATATATCGCACCATACACAGATCCTGTCACTTCTGACGTTGTAGACGAGTTGATTATCAACCCTGGCTCTACAT